ACTACTTTGTGCTATACATGAATTAGCTGTTATATTACCACTAGAATCCATAGACGCTTTTGTTGTGCCATTAGATTGTAAATCTAAAGCACCGCTAGTGTCTGATTCAAATTGAAGACCACTGCTTGTATCAAGATTTATTTTACACGTCATAATATTAAAAGCCTCTCCCCCGAAGGTATCGTCACCGTGACGCCGGAGTTGATAGTGAGCGGGCCGACACACATGGCTGACTTGTTAGTGGATAAAGTATAGCTAGTCGTAACCACTCTTTCGTTCTCTTGGAACACCTCATCGCCACCAGCACCTGTGGCCCCACCGATAGCACCCCACGCGCTACCGTTGTAACCCTCGAATCCTGTTGTTGTTGTGTTAAATCTAAACATACCGGTAGCTGGACTACCGTCTCTCTGAGCTGTCGTACCGACTGCAACCTGTGAACTACCTGTTGATGAAGTTTTTAAAGTTACACCAGTAAGTGAACTACCTGACCCTGAAAATGTTGTTGCACCTAAAACACCGGTATCTGAGTTGAATGTGAGATTGCTACCTGATTTTGCACCCAAGTCACCAGTAGCACCTGTAACGAATAATGGGAAACAGGTGGTATCACTACTTTCATCTGCAACAGTCACAGTCGTTGCAACTGCTGATGTACCTGTGCAACTACCTGAACTGCCTGATGTGTTTCCTGTAACGTTCCCTGTAACGTTCCCCTCTAGGTTTGCAACCAATGTTCCAACTGCATACCCTGTACCAGTCGTATCAACCGTTGTTGTTGGCTCAGCTTGTAAATCTTTAAATAGTTTATATTTACCTGAATCACTTGCGTCCCTGAATAAACCAGTAAATAAATCTTGTGAGCCACTTGTATCGTATAATCCATAAAAACCTATATCTACACTATCGGCTGCATTGTTGTTTTTAGCTAGTTTTATTAACGGGTCTTCAACCTCTAGGTTGGTTGTGTCAACACTTGTTGTCGTACCGTTTACGGTCAAATTACCAGCTATTGTAACGTTATCAGGTAACCCAACAGTAACGGTTGCACCCTCACTGCCCGAACCTGAAACTTCAATCTCATTCGTTGTACCCGATATACCAGCTACGTAATTACCAGTCGTATCCGTACCAAGAGCAACACTATCTGCTCCAATCGTTGTAGATAAACTTATATTCCCAGTACCGTCAAATGACACCCCAGTAGCTGTAACATCACCTGTCAATGCAATAGTTCTACCAGTTTGCAAAGCCGTAGCTGTTGCTGAGTTCCCTGTACAACTGCCACTAGACCCACTTGCATCGCCTGTCACATTACCAGTCAAGTTACCTGAAAACGTACCTGATAAAACATCTGTGTTCGAATTGAACGTCAAACCAGTTGCACTTTTTGGTGCTAAATTTCCACTAGCTGCTGTAACAAACAACGGAAAACAAGTCGTATCTGTACTTTCATCAGCTATGGTAACAGTAGTAGCTATAGCAGCTGTACCACTTGTATCTTGGTTTCCTGCTGTATTTACACCGGGAAGATTGATATTAGCTGTACCGTCAAAACTTACACCACCGATTGTTCTAGCTGTTTGTAAAGCTGTCGCTGTCGCTGCGTTTCCTGTGGTAGACCCTGAAGACCCTGAAACGTTACCAGTTACGTTACCTGTAAGATTACCAACGAATCCACTTGTAGCTGTAATGGTACTTGATGATGTTAACTTAGTAGCTGTCAAATCAGGCATATTAGCTGCTATGTTTTCCAAAGTGACTGCAAAGTTGGAACTTGATTGTACTATTGGAAACAAAGCACCACTTACAGGTGTCGTTGTTGTTGCTAAATCTGAAATCTTTTTAGTTGCCATTTATTGTATTGTCCATGTTGATGTAGATACTGGTGTAAGTTCTTGCCAATCTTCTGTATCTATGTCTGTCAAATTTTCTTGTTGAAATAACTCACCACTCTCTGTAGCTAACAAAAACAGATTATCTTCTGTTTCTATATAGCCCCTAGCTTGTTCAGTTGTTACTGTCCATGTAGTTGAACTTGTAGTTTGTTCTGACCATGTAGTCATTAATATAAACCGTAATCTATACGTGTAGTAGGTGCTACACCTGAATGTCTATCTCTCTCATTTGAATCTATTATATCTTTTTTTGCTCTTTCATAGTAACCAGCCCAAACTTGGATTCTTTTGTCATTTTGTAAATATGGCTCAGCTTCTACTAATGCACCGTATAAGTAAGCGTCAGGGTGATAAGTCAACATATCATTAGTAGTGTTGGAATCTGATAATGGTGTAAAATACTTGAAGTACAACATTTCTATTTGATAAACACTATCAGGTAACGGTCTCAGTTGTATATTATTTCCAATGATACTATATGCTTTTGGTTTACCCTTTGTGCTACCCGCGTGTACCCTGTCCATTTGTTCAGGTGTCAAATATTCCAACGGTGTTTTTGGGTTAGTATTGAGTTGTATATTCCTCATAGCAACAAAATTATCAGGCAGTGTATAATACTCAGTATCAGCTACCGTGTTTGCTGTAACCCTCGTTTCCATTCTTCTAATCTTGAAATCACGTCTGTGCCTCGTCTCAGCAAGTGTGATAAAATCCGGTATAGAATCAGTCAAATCTGTTCTATCTAACCAATCAGCTATCGCTGATTTTAATTGTGAATAGTTTGAAATAGCCATTATATAACCCTTTGTGTAGTTTTAAGATACCTGTATTCCGGACTATTTAAAAGTTTTCTCACACCTGCTCTATGATTTGGGTTGAACAAATCAACCCCATATTTGTTTCTCCATTCGTAATAAACTGTAGCCGGTATACGCGCAGATAATCGAAATTCATCACGTATACTATGGTCTTCTTGTTGTAAACGTTTGTTAGAATCTAATAGGGGTTGTAAGTTTTCAACATGTTCTATAGCAAACTCACCTGTTGGATTGTGATAGTGAAATATCTGTCCGGGTGCTATTTTTCTTTTCATTCGCTTAGTTCATCAATATAAAGGTTAGCCGTACCTGTAGCAACAATAGCTGCTATCTTCATACCACCGTCTATCTTGAATACTTCGTCGTTGTTGGCAGCTAGGTATGTACTACTGGTCGTAGCAGTTGGATTAGACCCAAAAGCTATGTGTACACCGTTGGTATCAGAAATTACTCTTACGTATTCTGTACCTGCGTCTGTAGCAGCTGTTTGAGCTGAACTGGTACTTACAGTCCTTTTGATTGTGTTCGTAACTCGCAGTCCGTAGTTTACTGACGCCATGTTTATCTCCTAATTACAAATGTAACTAATAATTTGTTAGCGCCTGTAGAACCACCATCTGTAATCATTTCGATAGTACCGTCTTCTTCAACTCTGTTAGCTGCTGTTGGTACTGATGAATCAACTGTACCCGCTGCAGAGCCTGAGTGAGCAACTGTTATGCCACCACCCGTAACGGCTGTTCCACCAATCTCAAAACTTATCGCAGCGTTACCACCACTGATAGCACCTTGTAGAGCAGTTGTAATCTTAATGATTTCACCACCGTCTGGTACTGGGACGAACGTACTTGAAGCTGTCGAGATATCTTCTATTTCTGCTGTCAAAAAATAATCATTTAATGTTCTCATTAAAGTCTCCTTTGTTTTAGAAAGGGTGGATAACACCACCCTCTCCGTTTATATATATATCTAAGGATATATTATGAAGTTGTTAAGTCAGCTATAGTCGCTGAAGATGCCTCGTTTTTAGCAATTAATGTCCATTCGACAGTTAATGCTCTTTTCTCAGCGTCACCAGTTTTAGCTCTTTCTTCCTGTGTGAACGGTCTTAAATAACCAGTTGCAAACATGTCGGTTTCAACTAACAATGCACTTCTTCCTGAGCCACGTAATACCCTATTTGGTACTACTTTTAACTCACCAAAGTCTGATACATAAACATCAATAGTAGCAATCAAACTTCTATCTTCTGCCATGTCCATACGAGTTGAGTTACCAGTAAATCCTGATACTTTTTGTTTGTTGAATGAGCCAACAAGTAACATGTCAGGTGTACCACCATTATCGAAACAGTTTTTAAGTTCTGTTTTCAAAATGGATTCTGTAAGTGCTCTTTGTGTACCGTCTGTAACTGAGCCGGAACTGTTTGAGCCACCCGAACCATACGTGTTGTTTGTTACTGTCCAGCTTTCAAATCCTCTTGATTTTCTAGCTGCACCACCGTTACCGGAACCAGCTGTTGCGTCTGTTTTACCAGTCAAGTCAAGTTCCATGTCTCTTTTAAGCTCTTTACCAGCTTTTGAAAGTTGGTATGAGAGTTCATCTGCAACACCAGCGTGGTCAACTGCTAACTGTGTACCTGAAACCATGACTGGTTTTGATGATATTTGAGTATAGTTGAACACACGTGTCGTAGCTGACATAGCAGCTGAGGCTGAATCATCACCCTCTACTTGTGCATTTGAACTTGGGGATGCTAGTGAATCAGTCTGCCACTCGTGTTTTGTAAACGTCGCAGTACCTTGACCAATAGCTGACATAAAAGGTGTGTCAGTTGGTGTGATATCATAAATAATATCCTGAAGGTCTTCCCTGTTTCCCACAGCGTCGTAAGTTTCAAATGTATTGGTTAATTGTGCCATTTGTATTACACCTCTGTTTAAAAGTTAATTTAGATTAAATAATCTTGGCTGCTCTCATAGCTTTTGCGGCGTCATCAACAGAGCCAGTCCTTTTTAATCTATTCCTTGTTTTTGAATACTTTTCGGTGTCAATTTCAGACCTACTTACACCTGCGCCGGGTTTGGTAACTCTAACTGGTACTTTTTTGTTTTTCAGTTTAGCTTCTACCAAATCATCATATTTCCTAGCTTTATTCAATATGAGTATACTCCGTGCGTCTATGATAGAGTTCATTTCTTGTTCCGAGTAACCTTGTTTTATTCCATAGTTTCTGATTTCTGCTTTCAGTTCAGTCCCTTTAGTTGGGTCTAAAATTTCAGGTAACTCTCTTGATAAATATTTATTGTTTTCTTCAATAAGTTTTTTCAAGTGTTTTTCTTGTTCCTCTTTCTTTTGTTGTGTAAGAATATTTTTTTCGTTTTCAGATTTTGTACGAGCATTTTTTATGTCGTTCAACCTGTCTTTCAACTTATAATATTCTGTTGGGTCTGATTGTTGAAGTTCCATTGTGAGACGTCCCTCTAGTTGCTTTACTTCGGAATCCATTTCACTATTGTAATTTTCAAGTGCCTCTAAGTATTTATCTCTGGCTTGTATAGTCTGAGCTTTTTCTTGTTCAAGCTCTTTCTGTTTTTCACTCATAGCCATAGTTTTTTTTGTGTAATCAGCTGTTCTACTGTAACCCGATTTAAGTTCGTCTAAACTTACCTCCATAGTCTTGCCGTCTACATTAACGGTGACCATTTCAGGTGTTCCCTCTCTCTTCTCTGTGTTATGTTCGACCAAATCATCAACAGTCAATTCTTGTGAATTATCTATCTCTGTATCTACTGATTGTTCTACATCATTTACAGCAGATGTAGAATCTTGAACATTCTTTTGGTTGTCCTGTTCGGCCAATAAAATGTTCGCGATACGCTGTGCTGAGGATACGTCTTCAACAACATGTCCTCCAAATTTACTTTCCTGTACTGGTATATCTTCTTTAGCCATTACTTACCTCCTGTTTTTTTTCTTCTTGTAAAATTTTACCATTTTCAGCTACATTTATTAAAGTTTGTTGCAACTCTAATACAGCTCTTTGTTTAAAATAACAAGAATCTCTTGTTTCTCTATCTTCAGCGTTTGTGTTTATCCATGCTTTGTAGTTTCCGTCTAACATGGTTTTGAACGCATCCCTTAGAATAGGATTTTCTAGTAACTCCTTAGCTTCTATACCAAGTTGTATTGCCTTTTCTTTTTCACTCATATTTAACTCCTGTGGGCTATCCGGTTAGGGGTGTAGTTATCCACGTATAGTTTTTCGTGTTAAAGATTCTGATGTCCAATGTTCAGGAATCTTCTTTTTGCCGGTGAGGTATCCACGAATGTCATGGGGTTTATGCCCTGTCATTCTAAACATCTCCTCAACAGAAAGTCTGTGTTTTAACATAAATGTTTGTAATTCTTGTGGTTTCAAATCGGTTTAGGTTTTTCCTCAGTTGGGTCTTTTTGTTTAAATTCCTTAGCTAAGTCTCTGTGAGCTAACTTACATGCTTGTACTACAGGATATCCCAAAAGTATATAATAGTCGTATCTTTTGGAATAATACTCAGACCTTTTTTTTCCGTCTTCTTTTTGCGAACGTTGAGACATTTGTAGGTTTTCCCCCTACACCTTGTGGCTTAGCACGTTTCCGTCTGACTGCTGATTTCTTCTCTGATTCAGACATAGTCCTAGCTTTCGATAAGGGTACACATTTCGGATATTTTCTACCACTACCTTTAGACCTACCACACGGTTGAAATTTACCGTTCTTTTTTGGTGCGCCTATATCTACCCACTTATCTTTAAACCATTTAGTTAATCCACCTGTTGATTTAGCCACTTCTGTATTTACCACCCCTTTTCTTGTAAGTTCTAACTAACCAAGCATTTGCATAAGCTGAGGGGTACACTTTAAATTTTTTTTTAGCTTCTGACTTAACCCTAGAGTATAATGCTTTGTTTATCGGTGTATTCTTACTTTTTCTTTTTTTTGCCATTCTTCTTTTTCTTTTTGAACTTCGGTGGTCTACCCACTTTACTTCCGTAAGTACCTTTTCCCATTGGACACATAGTTATCTCCTAAATTAAATTAAATATTTCTTTTATGTTATCACTAATAATCAAAAATACTATCAACATGCCATAAACTATATATTTGAATCTGAATATTTCTCTTTTGATATCTTTCATATCAGTTTCGATATGTTCTAAGTGATTGTTTTTTATATCGTTTATGTCTTTTTTGATAAGTTCTATTTCGATATTGAGTTCGTTTAAATCTTTCATTATGTAGGCCCTATACCAACAGGTCTACCTTGTAAAACTTCAAGTGAAAGTTCTGCCTCATTTATTTCCATTTGTTGTTTTTTCAATTTCAATTCCTGTGATTTGATTGCAAGATTGACTTCACTTTCTTGTTTTTTGATTTCTAATTCTGCTACTTTTAGTTCAGTTTGAATCTGTAACTCTTGTGCCTCTAGTTGTAATTTTTGTAATTCAACTTGTGCTTTTTGAGCCTCTACCTTTTCAAGTATTGATGGCTCAGGTTGTTTAGGTGGTAACATTTGAGGGTTAGTTACAAAACTGTCAGCATTTTTGTATCCTGATTGTTGTATAAACTCTTTGACTGCGTTGTATATATTATCAGGTGTAACCAATGTACCCATACCACCATTTTGTACAAGGGTTTGCACTATAGTCATTATACTTGACATAGTTTGCATTTTTGTTTGTTGACTACCACTACCTATACCTACGTTGATACTACAGTTAAGTTTTTCTTTCCAACGTGATACATCAATAGGTACAAACTTGTTGTTTAGATAAAATATCTTTTCTCTATCTTCATATTTTTGTATTAAAGAATATATGTTTCTAAATACGTTCTTAATACCTGTTTCAGCAAATATACGTGCTATTAGTTCAATCCTTTGCATAGCTGATTCTGTAGCTGCTGATATAGCACCACTTGTAACGTGTGATGTTAAAACATCAGGATTCAAACCTTGTGACATTTTAGATACACCACTACGTTCCTCTCTAATTTGGTCTAGGTATTTAACCATATCAAATGCGAATGGTTGCATTTGTGGTGTTGGTAACGGGGTGATAGCATTAGGTGACCTCATTCTAACGATACCACCCGGTCTTGAAGTCAATAAATCATCTAATTCTACTTGTCCAGCTAGTACACCATACCTTGCATTGTTTGTAAGGTACATGTTATCTAGTAAGTTTCTAACAATCGTTGATTTAATCAACTGTATATCCATAACTGTATCAGCTACTGACATACCGTAAAACTTATGAGGGATAGGTAATGGACATATAGCTGAGAATGGTAATAAATCAATTTCTACGTTATCAAGTAAGTATTCACCAGCTTTGGTAACTTTTCTAAGTTCAGCTATACCGTCATCATCATAATCTAATTTTATGTAACATTCTTCTACCCAAATTTGTTTGGTTGCACCACTACCCTCACTTGGTGGTATAGAATCGTCATCAAAACTGAATCTAGCAAGTCTTTCTTCCATGTATTCAGCTTGACTTTGTCCATAAGTC